TCAAGATTCAATCGCCCAACATGGCCGATGCTGTTATGATGTTACAAAAGCAAGTAGACATATATGAGCCTGAATATCAGGACTACACACCCAGACAATCTACAGGTAATTGGGCATGACAATACAATCAATAGTTAGCGATATTGACCGCGCAATAATGTCTTGCATGAACACAAGCGCTCAAATTGAATTTGTTGGCGGTAAAAAGCCAGAAGATGATATTTTTAAGCTCAACGCAACAACTCAAAGCGTAGAGGCCGGAAGCTTTGATGATCTGATTGGAGCTATCGCCAGTATTGATTTTCCTAAATCCGCAAAATGGATAACTGTTTATCGTGGTGGTATAGCAAAACCTACTCTTATGTCGCCTACGCCATGGGCGCTATTCAGAATTTATAGCGAGCAATAAATATGACCATTGAATCGATAGTTTCATACGTTGGCGAAACCAACATAGCGACAAAGCTAGACAAAGATAAGCTAGGCAAGATTGCCAAAATGGTGATTGAGCACACCGACCAAGACAAATCTACAATGCTGGATTGGGAGGATTGCGTCACAGAGGGCGTGAAGCTGTGTAAGCCTGAGTTTAAAGCCAAGTCTCAACCGTGGGATGGCGCTGCTAACTTCAAGTCTACAATTCTCACCGAGGCCGCTAACACGTTTGGCAATCGCGCTGCAGTAGAGGTGATGCGAGAGCTTAATCTAGTGGGCGCTGATGTTATTGGAGCTAAGACAGTTAAGAATGTGATCGACCGCAAGGCATCACAAACTAATCAGCTTAAATCAGAGCTAGAGCCTATCGTTGCACAGTTGCAGCAGATGAAACAAGCCGGAGAAGATACCGCACAACTAGACGCAGTAGTGCAGCAAATGCAATCTAAGATTCAAGCTAACGAAAAGACCATAAAAGAAAAACGATTAGCCATGCGCAACAAATATGACAAAGCCGATCGTTGTGCTGAGCTATTGAACTGGCAGATAAACTACGAAATGCCAGAGTGGAAGAAAGAGCAGAAGCGCCTATTCTACGCATTGCCTTTAGTCGGTACGATTATCAAAGAAACGTATTACGATGATACTCTTGGTCGTTGCGTATCAAAAACTATCAAGTGGCCTGACTTCATAGTCAACCAAAGCACAACCGATTTAAATTGCGGTCGCGGGTTTACTCACATATGCGCATTCACAAAGTCCGAGTTTGATCTGCGCGTTAAAGCCGGAATCTGGGAAGGCGATGTGTACGCCAATCAACAAGAGTCTGGCACCGGAAGCAATGAAGATAGTGATTCGGAAACTACCGAAGACAACCCAGACAAATTCTATAAGCGTTATTGCTGGTTAGACTTAGACGATGACGGCATTGAAGAACCCTATATCGTTACTGTTCACGTTGCCAGCACTCAAGTAGTTCGTATCGTTGCTAGATACTCAGCAGAATCAATCGTAGTTAAGTTTGAAGATAGCAAGCCAATGAAGCTATTAGACGCTCAGAAGCTACAGCGTCAAAGAATCGATAAAGACGTAGAGGAGTTCGGAATTAAGGCTGAATACCCAGACCCAGAAGATTTAACAGGGTTTGAAGTGGTACGCATTGAGCCTAAGCCAATGTTGACCAAGTACGGGCTAATCCCTAGCTTTGACGGTACGTTCTTAGATGTTGGCTATTATCACTTGATCGGCTCTATGTCGATGGGGGTGAACAAGACCACCAACACGCTGTTGAACAATGGCGACCTAGCTACGATGAATGGTGGATGGGTTGCTAAAGGCTTCAAGATGAAAGGCGGAACGTTCGCTGTCAATCCTGCCGAGTTCATTCAAACAGACGTACCCGCAGAGCAGCTACAACAATCTGTAATGCCATTCCCATACAAAGAGCCTAGTCAGATGCTATTCATGCTTCTACAGATGATGGAGCAGCAGGCAAGAGGGTTTAGTTCAAATGTAGACGCAGGCATTCAAGCCAATACAGCACCGACTACCGCGCTCGCAATGATTCAGGAGTCAATGCTTAAACAAACAGCGCACAATGCAATGATTGCCGATTCAATGGCTGAAGAATTCAATATTCTCTATCTGCTAGACCGCGACTACTTTAACGGCGAGAAGTACATTGAAATCGTGGGTGATGACGAAGCTGTATTCAGTGAAGACTTTGAAGAGGAGGGTATCCAGATCACTTGCACATCAAACCCTGAAACCTCGAGTAAAATGCAGCGCATGCTATTGGCAGAAGCTGAGATTCAGCAAGTACCATTGGTTATTCAGGCCGGAGGTAACGCGGTAGAGATTATTAAGAACTACTTTAATCGTATTGGCTCAGAAAACACCGATAAGATATTCCCGAACGAAGCTGAAATGTCGCCAGAAGATAAGGCGAACATGCAGGCTATACGACAAGCGCAGGAGCAATCCAATGAGCTTCAAGAGACTCAGAAAGGATTGCTGGCAGCTCAGACTGAGATATTGCTGAAAGGCGAACAGCGTAAAGATGCAGAGTTTGAGCTAAGCAAGCAAGAGACATTGGCGACAATGGCCAAAGTATTAGCCGAGGTTAAGAAAGTTAACGCTGACACATTGCTAAGCGTACAGAAAGCCATTACAGAGCACACAAATAACGGTCTAGCTATTACCAGCGCAGTCAGCAATGAGATGGACAAGGCTATGGAGTTGGCGGCTAGCGAGGTAGACCCTAATGCATAAAGACGCATATCTAATCTGGAAAGAGAATGAAGTCACAAAAGCTTTTATGCGAGAGATGCAGGAAGGATTAAATAGCTATTTCTCAGATAATGGCATAGGTAACACGCTAGAGGAGCTTGGATTGAATGCCGCTATTCGCAGGGCAAAGATTCAAGAGCTTGAAAAAGTTTTAAAGTGGAAACCAGAAGAGGTAAACGATGGCAGTAACAATTAATAATGTAACCATTAGGGCAATGCTACATAAGCTTATTATTGAGCCTATTGTAGTAGAAACGGTTAGTTCTGGCGGAATTATCATGGGTGATGCCGAGCGAGAAAATAAAGCGGTTGGGGTTGGTAAAGTTGTTGATATAGGGCCTACTGCTTTTGTGGGAGTTCCGGGATGCAATCCATTGGAGTACCCAACAAACCACCCAAGATACAAAATGGAGCCGCATCAAATTGCAGGGTTTAATTTGGGCGATATTGTTAGCTATCCTAGATACGCTGGGTATCATCCTGATGTTCCTGAGTTTAAGAACTACAAGGTAATTCCCGATGTGGAAGTGAGCGCAGGCTTTGAAGGTGTTATAAAAGTAAGCAAGTCAGATTTTTAAATAACTGAGGGTATCCCCTATGTTTGACCAAGAAGACCTTGAACAAGAGTTTGATTTAGAAGACGAAGAGATTAACGAAGCATTAAAGCAGGAGGAAGAAGATGCAGAAGAAGCTCCGGAACCAGAAGCAAAAGAGGCGCCCCCAAAGCTCCACATAAGTAAAGAAGATTGGGTTAAGCAAGGCCGTGACCCTGAGTTATGGGTTCCCCCAGAAGTATTCAAAGAGCGCACACAGCGCATCAATGAAACTAGCAAGCTCAAGCAAGAAAACGCAAGGCTACGCGCTGAGCGTGAAGAAGATGCAAGACGCCTAACTAACGTTGCATTTCTACAGCAGCAGCAGATAACGCGACTAAAGGCTGATTTAGAGTCTCGCCGTGATGATGCTATTGACGTTGGCGATAGAGCAGCAGTAAAGGCATTCGATAAGCAATTGCGCGATCTCGATACCGAAGAATCGCTAATTAAAGAGGCTCCAAAGCAGCAAGCTAACGTACCGCCAGAGGTTGCAGAGTGGAACGCGGAAAACGAATGGCTCACACCAGAACACCCGCTTCAACCAGTAGCCAACGAAGTATTTGTAAAAGCTATCAACGAAGGCAAGACAATTGCCGGAGCTTTGCGATTGGTTGACAAAGAGCTGGCCAAGCGTAGGCAAGATGAGCCGGTAACGCGCAAGACTCCAACTAAATCAATCGTTGATAATCCTCGCGGAGCTGTCTCTCGTTCTGACTCTGTCACATTGAAGATGTCAGACTGTACGCGAGAAGAAAAAGAGATGTACACGGAGTTCTACAAGGCTGCAGGTGCATCCGAAAAAGACTTCCTCAAAGACTTAGCACGAATCAGAGCAGGTAACTAATCATGTTTGAACAAACTGAAGAAACAAACAAAGAAGCATCACAGCCACGCGCAACCCGTACACGATCAACTGCGCACCAATCAAACAAAGAAGCATCACTTAACCGAGCTGCTGACTTTACTGTCAATTTTGGTGATCGTTCTCGCCCACGCCAATCAGTGGAAAATGACGATTTAAACCTTTCCATTCCAACAGGCTCAATACCTGAAGGCATGGTTGCTGAGTGGAAGCTGGACAACGGCAAAGGTTCTATTGATAAATACGTTGCCGACTATTGGGGATTCATTACTGATAGAAATGGCGTGAATGTTCAGCGTCCAAGCGGTGGCGGTAAAACCTATTACCTCATGGCGATAGAGAAAAGCTATTACGATGAATCCGAATCGTTGCGAATGGCTAGATACCGTGATAGTATTGGCGAAGATGATTCTAAATCGCTTGGTGTTCAGGGTTTAGATACATACACGCCGAACGGTGCAGCAAACAAAATTAAGGTCACAACTGACCCTTTTACTAGTTAGCTCACACTTTCAGGCAGCGAGCCTTCGCTGGAATTTGAAACGAGAGATCACACATTCTTTTATCAATTTTTAGTGGAGGTTGCTGTTATGGCGATCAAATTCTCTGGCACAGGTCTTAATTGCACCTATGGCCGTTTAAATTCTTACGGTGTGGCCGCTGGTCATGCTGGCATTCTTGCGATTGGTGACTTCGTTACCTTAACTGGAACTGCAAACGCAACAACTGGCGTAGCCGAAGTAGATATTGGTGTAGCTGGTTCTCCTTTACTTGGTCAAATTGCTGGCTTTATCCCTGATTATTCAACTGAAGCGTTTACTGATGCGGGCGGCCTTCCGGCTTCTACTGCGGGCACTGCTTTGGTATTGGATGATCCACGCGCTGAGTATATCGCAGACGTATCAAACGGCCCCTTGGTTGTGGCTAACGTAGGTCTTAACGTTAACTTGCTTGCGACAGTTGCTACCAAATCAGGTGGTTTAACTATTTCAAACATGAACGTTAATGCAACAGGCGTAGCAACTACTAACACACTTAACTTCCAAGTTCTTGCATTGCTTCCTGATGATGCTGGTGTTCTTGGTAATCGTGCATTGGTACGCTTGAACTCTACACAAATGATCACTGGCGCGGCGGGGGTATAACCATGAGCAACGTAATTACTACGGGCTCAGCTGCCCGCTTACTGCAAGAAGGTGTTAAAAAGGTTTGGAATGCTGCTAGCGCAGAATGGGAACCTATTTACACCCAACTTTTCAAAATGGATACGTCTTCAAAAGCGTATGAATTGACTGTTCAAATGGAAAACATGGGCTTAGCCTCTGTTAAGACCGAAGGCGATGACATTACCTTTGACTCATTCCGCCAGTCATTCGCTCCTAAGTTCGTGCATGTTGCTTACGGTAAAGGCTTTATCGTTACCCGTGAAGCAAAAGACGATAACCAATACGGTTATTACAAGAAAGGCGCTCGCGCATTAAACCGCGCAATGAATGTGACCAAAGAAGTTCGTACCCATGTACTTTACAACACTGCATTCAGCGCTTCTTCTGCAATGACTGGTGGCGATGGTATCGCTCTATGTTCTCTGTCTCACATCAATGGCCCATCTGGTGGCACTTATGCCAACAAATTAGCTGTAGATGCTGAATTCTCAGAAGCAGCGTTAGAAGATATGCTGAAAACCATCATGCGTGCTAAAGATGATCGCGGCCTTGCGATTAAATTACGTGCGACTAAGTTGATTGGCCATACAAATAACAAGTTTGAATTTGACCGTGTACTTAACTCTAGCTTGCGTTCAGGCACTGCTGACAACGACAAGAACGTGTTAATGGGCACCATTTCAAACGGTGTGATTGTATCTCCATACTTGGATTCAAACACCAAGGCATGGTTCGTAATGACTGATGCTGATGAAGGTATGACTTATATCGACCGCACTCCTTTGGAGTTTGACGAAGATAAGGCGTTCACTTCTGACAACAGCCGTTACAAGGCGTATATGCGTTTCTCTACAGGCTACAGCGATCCTCGCGGCTTGTTTGGTAGCAACCCTACCTAATTAATCGGGGGAGCAATCCCCCTTTTATTTAATCCTAATTTTTCTTAATAGACCGAATTCGGTTTAGGAGCAATAAAAATGGCTTATTCTCATTTTCAGAATGGCTTCTCTAATGGCGTGACTATTCGCGGCTTGCCATTGCAGCAAGTTCAGTCTGGCGAAGTATTCTACGTAAACAACTCTAGTGTTGTGGCTAAAGGCGGTATTGCTGGTTCTAACGGCAATAAAGGCTCGTACCAACAACCATTTGCAACTCTTGATTATGCTATTGGAAAGTGTACAGCTGGCCGTGGCGATATCATCTTTTTAATGCCCGGTCATGCTGAGACTATATCAAGCGCTACCGCATTGAATTTAGATGTAGCCGGTGTTGCAATTATCGGCCTCGGTGCTGGTACTGCGGTTCCTACATTCACACTAGATACTGCAACTACTACCACTATTCCGGTAAGTGCTGCGAACATCACTATTAAAAACGTTATTTTCAGTGCTAACTTTGCAGATATTGTTTCTGTGTTCACTACTACCACTGCAAAGTATTTCTGCATTGATGGCTGTGACTTCAAAGCTACCGCTACCAACATGAACTTCCTGTACATTGTTGATACCGATACAACTACCAACAACACAGACGGTTTGACAATTATTGATAGCACTTGGGTAGAGCCTGACACTGCGACTCTAACATTGGTTAAGTGCGACTCAATCAACACTGGCTGGCGCATTGACAACAATGACTTGAACCTTGGCGTGAACAACAACAAGGCATCTATCATTGCAATCGCTACGGGTAAAAACCTGATTGATTTAGAAGTATCTGATAACAAGGTTTATCGCCTTAACACCGATACTGCTACAGGCGGCATCTTAATCACTACTGACGTATCAACTAACACTGGTTTTGTAACGCATAACCATATTCAGCATGCGGACACCGCTGGAGAAATCTTAGTGACTGCGACCTCTGGACTTGGGTTTTGTGATAACCGCGCTTCTGGTGTTGCGGGTGCTTCTGCATACCTATTGCCTGCTGCTGATAGTTAATAGTATGGGGGTGTAATGCCCCCTTAATTCATTCAGGAGTAAGCAATGGCCTTTAATAATTTATACGATGACACTACCTTAATCGCTCTAAGCGGTACTGACCCTAAAGCCTTGGATTGGAAAGGCGGCGTTGGTGCTTTAGAGATTATCGTCACCGGAACAATCAACTTCGATCTGCAGTCTACTAACGCGGATTTAAACGCGGGTGAAACTGCGCAGTGGTTGGTTGACTCAACCGATACTACAGGCATCACCGCAAGCAAGTGGATAACCTTTAACGGCAATCCTCGCTTTATTCGAATCTACGTTAACTCATTAAGCGCTGGCGCAACTGTAAGGTTGATTTATGCCCAAACGCATAATTAATGACAATGACTACAAAGTTACTTGCGATAAAAGTGGCTTTGTATGCTGGCGCAGTGAGTGTGCTGTTCAGTGGGATGGCATGCTTGTTAGAAAGGATTTGATGGAGGATAGAAGGCATCCTCAAGATTTACTGATAGCGGCTAAGGAAAAGCCGTTCACTGGCATAACAAGAAACGAGCAAGCCGATCCACCACTTGATTCACCCTTAACAGTAGATCAGATGATATGAGTACAGGTGTATACGCAAAGACCGCTGGTGATTTGATTAGAGATGCTTTGCGCGCTGCGACTATCTCAGGTATTGCGTTGCCAGTTGAATCTGATGACTTTGCTCAAGGCGAAACAGCACTAAATGATATTTTAATGAATCTTCAAACCAAGAAGGTTCATATCTGGTCATTGACCGAAGCTTTAATCCCTTTAAATCCAGACCAGCAAAAATATGTGTTTGGTACAGATCACGCGTTTACTGATTACGTCTATACAACGGCTAGCACTGCTTTAGTTGGTGCAACTACCTTAGATGTAGTTTCAACCGTAGGCATGACAAACGGCGACAATATCGGCGTTGAGCTATCTGATGGCACTCGCCAATGGACTACGCTCACAATAGTCGATAGCGACACTGTTACGCTAGGCGCTGCTTTAACTGCTGCTGTAGATGATCTTGCAGGGGTTTACACCTACACCACTGGAATAGATCAGCCAGTACGCATTGAGAGCATTAGACAAGCTGATACGTACACCGCTAATGAAGTAACAGCTTCAGGAGTTGCGCGTGACACCTATTTTAACCAGTCGGTAAAAGACGCTACCAGCTCCACAAATATGTGGTACTTCTCTCGCCAATTGGCGGCGGGTGAATTGTATATCTGGCCTGTTGCTGATAGCTGCCAACGTATTTTAAGAATTACCTTCATCAAGCCACAGTACATCCCAGAGGACCAGAGCGAGAATATTTTAATCCCGCCTGAGTGGTATATCGCACTGAAGTTTAAATTGGCCGCTGATTTAGCGCTGACTTATGGTGTAGACGCTAATAAACAAATGATGCTTGAACAGAAGGCAGCGATCTATTTGCAAGACGCAATGGATTCAGATGATGACAATACTAGCTTCCAGTTCTTCCCGAGTAATCGTTAATGCCAAGAACTACGCTGCCGATAGGTAAAGGCTTTAATCGTGATGAATCGCTAACAGTTAATGCGATTGATTGCGTAAACCTATTCCCACACATTCCCGATGGCAAAGCTATTGAAGCTGCGGTCCTGTTTGGGGTTGCTGGCGTGAGTGAGGTTACCGATACAGATGTTAATGCATTCAATCGCGGCGGTTCATTGTTAGCGGGTATTCCTTATTTTGTGTGCGGGAATAAGTTGTGGAGCGTTACCTATACGACTGACATTTACGGCGCTAGAACGTACACGGCTAATGATGTGAGCGGAGCAGAGACTATAGACGGGACAGCGCGTTGTTTCTTCTCTAATAACGGTGTTCAGCTTGTTATTGTTGCTCCCGATGTGGCTACGCAGTTTAACGCATGGATTTATACCGTTGCGGGCGGATTGGTGCAGCTTACTGATGCCGATTTTGATGGCCCAGTTGCTGGCGTTGATTATGCCTTTGGTTACTTTCTATTTCCAAAAGCTAATTCTAACAAGTGGTTCCAGTCAGATTTACGTGATGGATTTTCTTACATTGCGACTGACTTCACTAATGCCGAGTCTGACCCTGACAACATAGTCGTAATTAAACCATTGAACGGCCTTGTGTACGTGTTCGGCACTAACACCATGGAGCCATACCAAAACATTCAAGGCGCTGGTTTTCAGTTCGAAACTATTACTTCTGCCATTCAACAGAAGGGTTGCACGGCCCCGCATTCGATTGTGGAGCTGAAAGGGAATCTAATGTGGATAGGCGCAGGCTTAAACGAGCAGCCCGCTATATACGGTTCCAGTGGTGGCTTGCCTGAAAAGATTTCTCCCGCCTCTGTTGATAATTACATTTACAGCGGTGGCATTGAAGCTTTGCAGAATGCTTACGCGATTAAGTGGGGCGAGAGAGGGCATTACTTTGTCTCGTTTACTGTGCCTGGTGTTTGCACGATTGTGTATGACGCGACAACTGGAATATGGCACGAACGTAAGAGCGTAGACCGCTACCAACAGTTCCAGCCATGGCGCGTTACCTCAATGCTAGATGCTTACTCTGTACGTTTAGTGGGTGACGAGCTAACCGGAATGATCGGGCTAATGTCAGAGTATACATTCTACGAATACGATGACGAGATTCGATCTTACTTCACCACTGAGGCAGTCGATAACGGTGGTCGTCCATTCAGCATTAATCAAGTTCAGTTAGTGATGGAAACTGGATTCAATCCGGTAATGGGGCAAGGTTCTAATCCAGTTGTGCGCATGAGCGTATCGCGTGACGGTGGCATTACGTACTCGCCTGAAATCTCAAGAACACTTGGAATAACGGGTTCGTATTATTCGCCAATCTCATGGTCAATGCTTGGGCGCTTTAACCGTTCAGCCTGTTTTCGATTTGATATGAGCGAACCTATTAAACGTGTGTTTGCAAAGCTGGAGGTAGAAATCAGTGCTTAGCCTAGATCGAAATACTCCAGTAACAGACAAAGACGGAAAGCCATTACAAAAGCTACAGATGTTTGGCGAGCAGTGTAATTCGCTTGAGATTTTAAGCGGTACGGGTTCGCCGGATGGAGTTGTTGGGGCAAAAATGAAACGTCTATATATGGACGAAGCAACCGGACAGCTCTATATAAAACGAGTTAATGACATTGGCGGCGATACGACTATGGGGTGGGTATGATAACCCAAACAGATGACTATGAATTAATCAGGTCAATCATTACCCATGACAAGATTTGGGATTGGGTTTCTGATGATTACTGCAATAAAGATGAGTTTGTTGTCGATGGCTCGCATCTTTATTTAATGGCTGATGATGTTGGGTTCTTTGCGTTAAAGCCAATTAATTCTATTTGTTGGGAGATTCACACAACCATGCTACCAGAGGCTTGGGGTAGAACATTGGAGTACACAAAGCAGGTGATTGAATTCATTTTCAGTTCAACGATATGCCAGAAAATTGTCACTTTTGTTCCTGAAAACAACAAAAAGGCACTTAAGTTAGCGCAAAAATCTGGACTTTCGTTGTGTGGGTTTGTTGAGGCTAGCTGGTTGAAAAATGGCGAGCTATTAGGTCAATACATGTTGAGTATTGGTAAGGGGGATTTATGCCATTAGCGGCAGCGGTAGTAGGTTCATCTCTTATAGGCGCAGCGGCCTCAAAGAGCGCATCAAAAACGGCGGCAAAGAGCCAAGAGAAAGGCCTTGCAGCCTCCAATGCTTTAAATCAGCAGGCAATAGGTCAGGCTAAGGATTACTTCAACATAGGCCAGAAGTCGGCTCAGGCTGGATTTCAAAGCGCATTGGATTTCTTCAAGAATGCGCAGCCAGCAAAATATGAGCCGATGATACAAGGCAATGTAGCTGCTCAGAAAGTGATTGGGCAAGGCGCAACGCAGGCCAATAACGCGATCTTAGGTCTACCAGTTGATATGTCATTTGCAAATCAGCCGCAAGCGATACAGCCAAACTACTCGGTTATTCAGAATGCGCAATTGCCAGTCTTTGGTAATAACCAGCTTGGAAACTTAACTGGTGTTCAAGTAGGGCCACAGCAAAACCCGCAAGCCACGGCAGGAATGAACGAGGCGCAATCCAGAGAATATTACGGCAAATACTCAATGCTGGGGGCTAAATAATGACTTCACCGATACCAATTATGCAATCGGGAATGCTTGGGCAATCTAGTGCGCAGGTAATGCCATCATCACCAAAAACAATCATGCCGCTACCTAATCAGCAGGTTCCACAAACTGGATTAATAGGCAGTGAACAGGCTTTAATTGGTGGGCAATACGGCAATGAAATGGCGCTGCAAGGCGGATTAAATCAATCTACCAGCACGATCAATCAGGGCGTAATGCAAGGCGCAAACACGCTGGCAGGCGGCGTTAATCAATCCAATCAAATGCTTAATCAGGGATTGCTTGGTTCTACTGGCTCAATTCTTGGTGGCGCTTCTGGTGCAGTTAATGCAATTGGTCAGGGGTATCAAGGTGCGCAAACTGCACTTGCTGGAATTCAACCAAACTACACCGCTGCACAAACAAAAGCAGTTCAAAACAACTTCTCAGCCAATACTAACGTAGGGGCTAATATTACCGACCCGCTAAATCAAGGCGCGGCCAATTTCCAAGGCTTTCTTGGTGGCGGTCAAAATGCAGCTAAATTACAAGCTGATTTAACGGGCGCCAATGGGCAAGCGGCTCAACAGGCGGCCTACGCTCAATATCAGTCATCACCTGCCATGCAATACCAAATGGATCAGATGCAGCGCGCCACAGAAAGAAGTGCGGCTGCCCGCGGCGGTGCTCTAGGTGGTAATGTGTTGATGGAGCTGCAACGTAATGCTGCTGGTATTGCCTCCCAAGATTATCAAAACCAATTCAACAACATGAATACGGTTGCCAATCAAGGTATAAACGCAGCGAATCAAATCGCGGGACTAAAGTCTACTCAAGCTGGAATTGCTGGAAACCTACAGCAGGCAGGCATTGCAGCAGACGCGCAGGCTTCAATTGCTAACCAGCAGGCAGCCATGCAGGCCAATCTAGCAAACCAACAAGCTACCAACCAACAACAAATATTTAACCAAGAGCAGAAAGCAAATATTGCCAGTAAGTTGGCCGACCTATCTAGCATGTACGGCATTAATACGGGCAACTTGTTGTCAAGCACTGGCAATCTGTTAGGCCAAAATCAGCTTGGGGTTGCACAAGAGCAAGCGGGGAATGTGCTTGGCGCGGCTGGTAATATTGCGCAGGCTCAATTAGGCGCGGCTGAGAACGTTGCGGCTAATCAAATGGGCACTAGTCAACTGGTTGGACAGTCTCGCTACTCAACTGGGACTAACTTGGCAGCAGGCAGAACGCAGGCAGGCCAAGCTATCGCCCAGAATGCAAACCAAGCGGCTACCAATATTGGTAATCTGTTATCTCAGCAGGGGTTGAATATCTCTAACGAGATGAGCGCTGACATTGCTAACACCACGAAAATGATTTACGACTACGGCTTACAAGACAAAATCAGTAATGAAAATCTAGCGACTATTATTGCAAACATTACTAGCGGACAAGCAACCAACGCACAGAACGCTTATGGTAATATAGGCGCAGCACAAGCAGCTGGAACGATGGGAGTAGCCAATGCGGTTCAGGGTGGTCTAACTCAAGCGATTAGCACCGGATTATTAGGGCAAACCAATTACAATACACCGCAGTACAATCAAGCATTTAATGAAATGCCTTTTGATAAGGGGTAATTAATGAACGAAGGTATTTTGGGTGCAATCGCAAACCCACAGCTAGCCGATGTTGCTGGCGCGTTAAACTATCGCCAAGCCCAAATAGATAAAGACGAACAGAAGCGTAAAGAGCTGCGCATGAATCAGCTTATCGCTCAGGCCATCCCTAATATGGCTGAAGATTCGCCAATCCGTAAAATCTTTGAAGAAGACCCAAAGACGGGCGCAATGATTTCTAAAGCCATTGGCATTCCGCTGAATGATGGAGAGGCTTGGGAAAAGTTTCGCGGCAATGTTGCACAATTACACTCACTCGCAAAAGCCGACCCACGCATGGCAATAGAGCGCGCCAATGCAATGAAGGCAGAGAATGATCGCTTGGGAATTGTTGACGAACCGCTTAACCGTTGGGTTGGTAGCGTTAACTCGGCAATGGAAAAAGGCGACCAAGACGGTGTTATCACTCAATTCAATGCGTTAGGGATGATGAATAACAATCTTAACCCCGTTAAGGCTGACGAAGGGTTTAGCTTGAGCGAAGGGCAAACAAGATTTGATGCGCAAGGCAATGAAATTGCTTCGGTCAAGAAAACATACAATCCTAATGCCCCAGAGAATAGGCCAACTGCCAATGCTCAAGACTTAGCTACATACAAGGCAATGAAAGCCGCTGGCGACCCAGATGCAGAAGGCTTTGGCCGTTCTATTGGGATAGTGTCAAAAGAGGGCGAAAAACTATCTGCATTTGCAGAAAAGGCTATCGCTGATTCTGCTGATGCGGCTAATGCTTCGCGTTCATCTGCTGCTAGATATACTACGCTTGCGGATAACTTAAGAAATGCCGCTAAGATGAGCGGCGGTCTAAAGGGCACATGGGGTGAATGGATAAAAGAGCAAACCGGAAACCAAGACGAGCTAACCGCATTGCGCAAAGAGGCTCTTGGAATTACTAACAGCGAAGCAATCGCAAGCCTTCCACCGGGGCCTGCCACTGATCGCGATATTGAAATGGCTAAAGCGCCATTCCCGACTGAAAAATCAGACCCTAAATATGTTGCTGATTGGCTTAGCGCTGTTTCTCGATTGCAGCAGAAAAAAGCCGAATATGCAGAGTTTAAGGCTCAATTTATTACCGATCATGGAACTGTTCGCGGTGATGGGAAAAGTTTATCTGGCGCGTGGAAAGAGTCACAAAAACAAG